TTCGCACCTAGCCTTGTTTAAAAAAATTATAGCCTAAGAATCGTCATCTTCAAACGCTTCAGAACTTTTTTCGCCTTCTTCATAAGCTATGTTTAGGCAATCAGCAAAGTTCACATCCAATGTCGCACAGATGCTAATCAGCGAAATACCAATCCAGCCGATCATCTTGGCCATCTTGTCTGGGCTGTTTTGTTCGTTAAACCATGTCAGCGATTCCATGTAGTCCTCGATGGCCTCTAGGTCAAACTCAATGTTTCCGTCAAAACCGCGAGTTGCCTCGACCTGACGGATAATTTTCATCTCTGTTTCAGCGTAACTCATGGTTTGTCTTTCAATAGTTCAGGAAAATGCAACTGTATCTGCCACAAACGCGACTTAGGTATGACCCCATTTCGCTTCCACAGCCATACAGCGCCACGCTCAACCCCTAGCATACGGGCAAGCTCACTCTGCGAGCCTGCGTTCATGATAATCTTGTTAATGTCCATGCTAGTAGTGTATAGATAAATTGACAAAAATACAACACATAGAAAATATTTTTTAGATTGTTGGTAATTCTGTCTATTTTGCTACACAATACATACATCCCGCAGCGCAACGCAAACGGTAACTTAGGAAACAATATGAAAGATGCTTACCTCAAACCAGAACACTTTGACCATGTGTTTACCACCTACATCACCTTTTACGGTTCACAGAAAAAAGTCACTTGTGCTTTTGATGAGCCTGATGATGTTCAAGTTTGGTTGTACGACAACGACTACAACATCACATACGACATAACACGCGAAGACCACACTCGCATTGAAACATTCGCCCACGAAATTTTGGAACAAGTATGAAACGCACTTTCTACCCTGAAATTCCCAAGATCAAGAAACCAATCTGGCCTCACGTTCTGCGTGTTACCTACATCGTTGCTTGCTTCACCGTATTCATCTTAATTTGGACAGGACTATGAAAAACATCGCCACCGCACTTGTCAAAGCACAAAAGGCCTTTGGCCCTGCTTTAAAGACCGCTACAAACCCGCATTTCCGTAGCCGATATGCTGACCTATCCGCTTGCGTTGAGGCCGTCATAGACGCTTTAAACGATAACGGTATTGCCATGATTCAGAAGTGCTATGACTGCAACACAGGCATCATGGTTGAGACTGTGTTTATCCACGAATCAGGTGAGATGCTTGAATGTGGCATCCTGCAAGTGCCAGCCAACAAACAAGACCCACAAGGTTACGGTTCGGCGCTGACATACGCCAGGCGTTACAGCTTGATGGCCGCTTGCGGTATTGCCCCACAGGATGATGATGGCGAAGCAGCCACACGACCAGCCAAGACTACGGTTGATTCCAACTTGATGGCTGACCACTTACTTGCCATCCAAGACGCAACCGATCAGGACAGCTTAAAAGCAGCCTACCAAGCAGCGTATAAAGCCTGCGGTACAGATGCCAACTGGCAGAAAAAAGTTATTGCAGCCAAAGACGCAAAGAAAGCGGCACTATCATGATTGAACAAGGCTCACCAGAATGGTTTGCACAGAGGCTTGGCAAAGTTACGGCCAGCCGTGTTGCTGACGTAATTGCTAAGACCAAGACAGGTTACAGCACTAGCCGCGACAACTACATGGCGCAATTGGTTTGTGAACGTATGACCAACACCGTTGCAGAATCGTTTACCAACACAGCTATGCAATGGGGTACTGAGACAGAACCATTAGCTAGGGCAGCGTATGAAGCCCATGCAGACGTTTTAGTGGATGAGGTTGCCATGATTACCCACCCAACGATTGAGGCCGCTGGCGCTTCTCCTGACGGGCTTGTTGGTGATGATGGCCAGCTTGAGATTAAATGCCCCAACACAGCCACGCACATTGAAACGCTTTTAAGCCAATTAGTGCCAACAAAGTACATGACACAAATGTATTGGCAACTTGCGTGTACTGGTCGCAAATGGTGTGATTTCGTGAGTTTTGACCCACGACTTCCAAAAGAACTTCAATTGTTTGTAGTACGAGTTCCAAGGAATGACGCTTACATTGCAATGCTTGAAGAAGAAGTCAAAAAGTTCTTGGTTGAACTGGATGGCAAAATTACGAAACTTAACGAACTGAAAGGAAATCATGGAATTTCCAAAACATGAAGCAGGGTTGTCACTTGAACACAACGAGCATAAAAACTATTACATAAGTGTTGAACAACATATTGTTGACCTTGATTTGCAAGATGCGTTTTTATCTAAAGAAGAAATGCAAGAAGCAATTGACACAGATAACTTATGGGTTTTGCATTGGTATCCTCACACACCCGTTGGATTTTGCAGAATTGCAGCACCAACACTAGAAAAAATTTTTAACCACTTGAAAGAAAAAAATGGCAACAATTTATGAAGTGACT